CATCCACACCTGGGCGAGCAACTGCCCCGCCTGCCCCGCCTGCCCGCCGCTCGCAAGCAGGGGCGAGGCCAGGCTGATGCGGCTGTGGCGATGGCTGTGGCAACCCGCTCCAGTGACCAAGGGCGAGTACCTGTTGGTGCTACCGCGCGATCGGACGGGGCGTACGCTCTGACCGTGGAGCAGCACGAGGTCACCTTCGAGGGCAGCACGTCCTTTGCTCACAGGCTGGTGCAGTCCATCCGTGAAGCGGGTGGGGAGGTCGAGTGGGATCCGCCTCGGGAGACGCGGTCGGGTGCCGTTGAGCTCGTCGTCATCCCGCTGCTCGTCACGCTGAGCTACGACCTGCTCAAGGCTGCCGTGCAGAAGTTCCTCGAGGACCGCCGGTCCAAGGTGAAGATCGACGGCAAGGACGTCGAGCCTGGTGCAACACGGTTGCACGATGCCTGACCAGCGGATACTTGCATCGATGTAGTTCACCTGCGACACTGCTCGGTATCTGAGGAGCCGTCCGCCCGAGCGGGCGGCTCTTGTCGTTGGCGGGCCTCTCGCCCGCACGACGCTCATCGGCACTCGGCTCATGGAAGCCAGTGTCCCGACGAGATTGCCGATCGACGCGGGCGAGCCGGCGCTCACCACGGGTTCATGACCCGAGGTTGCTGGGGTCAGCACCCAGGCCCGCCACCATCACCCCACGGAGGTAGTCCGCATGTCGACACCGGGTGCCCGCGTGTCCGTCACCACCTCGGCGACTCCGCTGAACGTGGAGGATCCCGGGCTGGGGCAGTACGACCTGCTGGCTCGCAACAAGGGCACCGCCTCGGTGGACCTTGGCGATGCCAGCGTCACGACAGGAGCGGGATTCGAGCTGGCCCCCGGGGAGGCCGTGTCGTGGAGCGGACAGAGGGAAATCCTCCATGCGGTCGCGGCGACGGGCACCGTCCGCATCGACGTGCTCCGGGTCGGCGTGGGCAATGGGTGACCTGAAGCTTCATCCCGCGCCAGCACCCCGCGGTGAGATCGGCTACGCCGAGGTCACCGCAGCTCAAGCGACGACGAACCTCACCTCGGCCAACAAGGTCGCAATCACGGGGCTGGAGATCACCGTCACGGTTGGCATCGAGCCCGTGCTGTTCCACCTCCACCTGCCGGTCGTGGCGAACGGGACCAGCGGGTCGGGCCTCGGTGCAGGGATCTGGAACGGCGCCACCGAACTGGCTGAGGCCAGCTTCACATCCTCGGGCAACGCCATCCCTCACAGCCTCGACGTGTTCCACCGCTTCACCACCCCCGGATCAGTCACGGTCACGGCCTACTTCTGGGGCCGCGTCGGCGGCACAGCGACCATCACGGGCAACAGCGTCGTCAAGCCCTTCCTCCGGGCCGTCGAGTGATCGCCACTTCCTACGGCACGGGCCGCATCCAGGCCAGCGAAGCCGACGCGATCATCACGTCGAAGCGTTCGCAGGTCGGCGCACGCGGCGTCGTCTACTGCCACCAGGGCGGCGCGACCGCGCTGACGCCCATCCTCTCGGCCAACACGGGCACCCACGCGCTCATCCGAGCCATCGCCGAGGTCTTCCCCGTTTCTTCGCAGGACCAGGGCGCGGTCGGCCCGTGGGGCAACACCACCGCGCAGACGCGCATCGGCCAGCAGAAGACGTGGCTCCAAGCCGCGCCCGTCTCCGCAGCGACGGGGAAGGTGATCCTCGTCGGCATCAGTCAGGGCGCGACGGCGATGTTCAACTGGGCCATCGACAACCCCACCCTCGTCGCCGCGATGCTGGGCGTCTTGCCGGTCTGCGACCTGACCGACATCTACGAGAACAACCGCGGCGGTGCCCAGGCGGGCATCGGCACCGCTTGGGGCGTCACTCCGCCCGACGCGTTGCCGGCCGGCGCCGACCCCGCCGTCGACCCTTCGCCGCTGGTCGGCATCCCCTGTCGCCTCTACTACGCATCGGACGACACCACCGTCCTGCCCGCCAAGGTGACAGCGTTCGCGTCGGCCATCGGAGCGACGGCGACGAACCTCGGCACCCTCGGCCACACCGAGGCGGCCATCGCGGCCGTGCCTCGCCCTGATGTCGTCGAGTGGCTGCGGTCTGTCGCCCGATAATGGCGACGGCTGCCGTCTGCTCGTTGCCTGGCTGTCCCGAGCTCGTCGCAACCCGCGGCAGGTGTCCCGCTCATCGTCGAGCCGGCGAGACCTCCCGACCCAACGCAGCAGCCCAGGGCTACGGCGCGCGCTGGCGCAAGATCCGGGCCCGCTTCCTTCGAACGCATCCGCTGTGCCAGGTCGAGGGGTGCTGGCTGAAGGCCACCGACGTCGACCACGTCACGCTTCGTCGGGAGCTCGTCCGCCAGGGCGTCGCCAACCCCGACGCCGACGAGCACCTGCAGGCGCTGTGCCACAGCCACCACAGCCAGAAGACGGCGGCCGAGACCGGCGGATGGAACCGAGCGAGGAGCGCCGATGCCTGAGCTGTTGGACGTCCACCTCGAGCTCGACCCGCTGAGCCTGGCCGACGAGCCCGACCCGACCCGCACCGTCGCCGAGCTATCCCGCCGCGAGGCGGAGGCTCGTGCCGCTGAGCGGAATGTCCGATTGCGTCATCCCGAGCCCGTGGAAGTGGTGACCAGGAAGGCGCTCAAGCCCGAGACGGCAGCGGACGTGCTGCTCGTGGCGACCCGCTGGGTCTGCGACGGGGTGGGGTAGCCCTCCCTCGCTTCAACCCCCAAGAGCGTGCTCATAGCCCGCTCGCAGTCTGTACGGCTTTCCCGGCTCCCAGGAGCCGCCAGAACCGCCCGGGGTGAGCCCGGGTCGCCGTCGGCGCCGGGGTGAGCCCGGTCCGGCCTTCACCCGGAGTGCCGCCCATGCCTCGTGGCCCGCTGCCCGACCCAAACAGCCGTCGGCGCAACGCCCCGACAATCCCCACCACCAAGTTGCCCGCCGGCGGCCGGCCGGGACCTGTCCCCCGGCCACCCAAGGGCGCGAACCTCGGCGACGCCGGGAAGGCGTGGTGGCGCTGGGCCTGGCGGACCCCCCAGGCCGCCGCCTGGTCGACCGGTGACCACGTCGCCATCGCCCGCCGCGCCCAGCTCGAGGACGACCTCCAGGCCTTGGAGTTCATCGGACTCGACCTCGATCGCCTGCCGGCAGAGTCCGACGACGAGCTGGCCGCCTACCTCGACCACCTGAAGTACGTCATCGAGAAGCTGAAGTCGCTGGCCGGCGGCAAGCTGGCCATCGCCCGGGAAATGCGCGAATTGGACGACCGATTCGGCCTGACGCCGAAGGCACGGGCGGCCCTGCGCTGGGAGGTCGTCCAGGACCAGGCCGATGACGGCCCGGCCGATGCCGATGACGAAGTCGCCGCCCGGCGAGAGGAGCGCAAGAAGCGGCTCGCCGCCGGGGGCTGATGCCCGCGTGGCGGGTCGGCCACCACGACGACTGGCCGACTCTCGGCTGGGACCTGATCGACTGGGTCGAGGCCTACCTGTGTCACGGCCCGGGCGACGTCGAGGGCGAGCTCGTCGAGCTCGACGACGAGTGGGCGCAGGTCCTGCTCGACCTCTACCGGCTGTACCCGAAGGGCCACGATCGGGCTGGCCACCGAGTTGTCACCCGCGGCGTTCTGTCCAGGGCCAAGGGCCGAGCGAAGTCCGAGCTCGCCGGCATGATCGTGTGCATCGAGGCCCGGGCCCCCGCCCGCTTCGACGGGTGGACGAAGAGCGGCGAGCCGGTCGGCCGTCCAGTGCGGTCGCCCTTCATCCGAGCGCTGGCCACCGAGGAGAGCCAGGCCGGCAACACCTACGACAACGTGACCGTGATGCTCGATCACGCCGCGCGTCATCACGCCGACGTGTTCGGCGGCATCGACATCGGCAAGTCCACCCAAGCCTCGACCCGGATCTACCTGCCCGGCGGCGGTGAGATCCGGCCGAGCACCGCCAGCTCCGCCGCGAAGGACGGCGGGAAGGAGACGTTCGGCGTCGCCGACGAGACGCACCTCTACGTGCTGCCCGAGCACCGAGGGATGCATCGGACCGTCAGCCGCAACCTCCGCAAGCGCAAGATCGCCGAGCCCTGGATGCTCGACACGACGACCGCTCACCGGCCCGGCCAGGGTTCGGTCGCCGAGCTCGCCCACGACCGGGCCCGCACGCTGCTCGACGGTCGTCGAGCGCGCGCCGGCGGGTTCTACATGAACCATCGGGAAGGCCTCGAGGTTGAAGACTGGAAGGACGACGGCCAGGTCCTGGCGTCCCTCGCCGAGGCCTACGGCGCCGCGGCCGAATGGGTCGATCGAGAGCTCATCCTCACCGATGACATCCGATCGCCGGATGCAACCGAGGTCGACAGCCGGCGGTACTGGCTCAACCAGGTGCGTGCGGGCAGCGAGCAGGCCTTCGATCCCGAGCGCTGGTCGCAGCTGGCCAAGGCCGACGTCGTCGTTCCGAAGAAGGAGCTCATCACCCTCGGCTTCGTCGGCGCACGCGTCGAGGACCCGACGGCGCTGATCGCCACCTGGGTCGCCGAGGGCTACCAATGGCCAGTCGGTATCTGGGAGCGCCCAGAGGACGCGCCCGAGGACTGGGAAGTCGACGAGGCAGCGGTCGAGGCCGCGGTCGAGGAAGCGTTCAGCACGTGGGACGTCTGGCGGATGTACGCCAACCCCTCGTACTGGGAGTCGCCCATCGACCGGTGGGCCGGCAAGTGGGGTGACAAGAAGGTCATCCGGTGGTGGACGAACCGCGACCGGGCGATGGCCTTCGCTGTCCGGGCGTTCGACACGTCGCAGAAGACGGGCGAGCTGAGCCATCCGGCGGGGGAGACGGACAACGTCAAGGCGTTCGATCGCCACCTGGGCAACTGCTACCGGCGGGACACCACCGTCAAGGACGACCAGGGAAAGACCATGTGGGCGCTGCGCAAGGAGCATCCGTCCTCACCGAACAAGATCGCTGCGGCGGTGGCGGCCACGCTCTCCTGGGAGGCGCGCGGCGACGCCATCGCCTCGGGCGCACTGGAGAAGAAGCGCTACCGCGTAGCTGGCTTCTGAGGAGGGTGCTGCCTTGGTCGCCGACCCCACGTACCGGTCGCCCGAATGGTGGGTCGAGCGGCTCAACACGAAGCTCGACGAACGCCAGGAGCGGATCGCCAAGCTCGACGACTACTACGAGGGCGATCACCCGCTGCCGCGGGCGCCCGAGCGCGCGAAGGACGCCTACCGGAAGTGGCTGAAGAAGTCGCGGTCGAACTGGATGGGCCTCGTCGTCGACGCCACGCTCGAGCGACTGCGGGTTCAGGGCATCCGGTACGGCAGGGACCCGGGCGCGGACGCATCGGCCTGGGCCATCTGGCAGGCGAACGACCTCGACACCGGCTCCGACGACGTGCACCTCGAGGCGCTGGTCTGCGGCGAGTCGGCCGTCACGGTCGAGCCCGGCCCCGATGGTGCGCTGCCCATCATCAGCCCTGAGCATCCGTCACAGATCATCGTTGCGACGCATCCCACCCGCGCGCTCATCCGCGAAGCCGCCTTCAAGAAGTGGCGCGACGACTCCGGCTACGTCGATGCCGCTCTCTACCTGCCGGGCGAGATCTACAAGCTGCGGTCGGCCTCCAAGGTTCGCGACGACCGGACCGCACCGAAGATCAAATGGGAGCCGCGCGAGGTCGCCGACGAGGACTGGCCGCTCACGCACGGCCTCGGCGTACCGGTGGTGCCGTTCCGCAACCGAGCCCGAATGCTCAAGGGCGGGCGTTCGGAGATCGACGGCGTGACCGACACGCAGGACCGCATCAACGAGATGCTCTTCCAGCGCATGATCGCCGGCCAGTACGCCGCCTTCCGCCAGCGCGCTGCGTCGGGCATGGCGCTGGACACCGACCCGAACACCGGCAAGGCCAGGATGCCGTTCGAGCCGTCGATGACCGAGCTCTGGGTTTCGGAGGATCCGGCCACGACATGGCACGACTTCGCCGAGTCGTCGCTCACCGGCTACCTCGAGTCCGTCGCCGCCGACGTCCAGCACATCGCCGCTCAGTCCCATACCCCGCCGCACTACCTGCTCGGCCAGATGGTCAACCTGGCGGCCGAGGCGCTGAAGGCCGCCGAGGCCGGCCTGGTCAACAAGGTCCAGAACCGGATGCTGCACTTCGGCGAGTCGTGGGAAGAGGTCTGGCGCCTCGCCTTCCTCGCCAACGGCAATACCCGCAAGGCGGCGGTGCGCGACGCAGAGATCATCTGGCGCAACCCGGAGTTCCGGACTGAAGGTCAGATGGTCGACGCCCTCGTGAAGATGGCGGGGCTCGGAGTTCCCAGGGAGATCTTGTGGGAGCGATGGGGTGCGACGCCGACGGAGATCCAGCGATTCAAGGATCTCGGTGCCGATGGCGGCCCGATGCCAGGTCCGGCGCCCGCGCCCACCTCGTAACAACCCGTCGGCCGTGAGGGCCGGCACAACAGAAAGGAGTCGGCCGCGATGGCTGACGACGACAAGTCGTCCGAGAGGGACGACGACGACCAGGGTGACGACGATGATGACGACGACGACGTCAAGGCGCCGCCCGCGAGGGGCGACGACGACAAGAAGGGTGACGTCCCGCCGGAGGTCAAGCGGGCCCTCAACAAGGCCAACAAGGAGGCGGAGAAGCTCCGCCTCCAGCTGAAGGACTACGAGGACCGCGACAAGTCGGAGCTCCAGAAGCTCACGGAGCGGAGCGAGGCAGCCGAGCGGAAGGCCGAGGAGGCCACCCGTGACGCCATGCGCGCCCGCGTCGGAGCCGACAAGGGGCTGCCCCGCAAGTTCTGGGACCGGCTCAAGGGCGACGACGAGAAGGAGATGGCCGCGGATGCGGACGACCTCCTCTCCGAGATCTCGCCCCAGGACAGCACCAAGCGCCGGCCGTCGTTCGACGGCGGTGCGAAGGACGGCAAGGCGCCGGCCAACGGCGACATGAACGCGTTGCTCCTCAAGGGCGCGCGCGGTCGCAGCTGAACGACGGCACGCCCCCCGCCACGGGAGGACGCCGTTCCACATCCACTGACCCCTGAGGAGGTCTTCCCGTGGCCTACGACAACCTGACGAGCCGCACCGACAGTGCAGCGCTCGTCCCCGAGCAGGTGGCCCGAGACATGCTGGGCCGCGTCCAGCAGGAGATCTCGGCCGTGTTGCGGATGTTCCGCAACGTGCCCGTCACCGGCAGCCAGACGCGGTTCCCGATCCTCTCGGCTCTGCCCATCGCCTACTGGGTGACGGGCGATACCGGTCTCAAGCAGACGACCGAGATGGCCTGGACGAACAAGTACCTCAACGTCGAGGAGCTCGCCGTCCTCGTGCCCATCCCGCAGAACGTCTTCGATGACCTGCAGGACAGCAGCGCCAACATCGACGTGTGGGGTGAGGTGCGTCCCGAGGTCGAGGCGGCCATCGGCCGTGCCCTCGACTCGGCGGTGCTCTTCGGCACCAACGCGCCGGGCACGTTCCCGACGAACGTGAACGCGGCCGCGGTGGCGGCCGGCAACACGAGCACCATCGGCACGGCGGCCCAGGGCGCCGGCGGGATCCAGGACGACATCGACGTCGCCATCGGCAAGGTGGAGGACGACGGCTACGACCCCAACGGGATCATCGCCAAGCGCTCGCTGCGGGGTCAGCTCCGCCGGGCCCGTGACACCACCGGCCAGCGGCTCGCCGGCCTGAACGCCGACTACACCCAGTACGAAGGTCTCGACATCTCGTACCCGGCGCGGGGCCTGTGGCCCACGGCCGTGTCGACCGTCCGGGCCTTCATCGGCGACTTCTCGGAGTTCGTCGTCGGTGTCCGCAAGGACATCAAGATGGACGTGTTCGACACCGGCGTCATCCAGGACGCCTCCGGCGACATCGTCTACAACCTGCTCCAGCAGGACATGATCGCCGCGCGGTTCACGTTCCGAGCCGGCTGGCAGGTCAGCAACCGGATCAACCTCGACGAGCCCACCGAGGCCAACCGCTACCCCGTCGCCCGCCTGCTCGCGGCCGCTTCCTGATCGGAGAACAGCCATGACCACACGCGCACCCAAGAAGGACGCCGAGGCCGCCGATGGCGGTGCGGCCGAGCTCCAGGAGTTCGTCGACGACGCCGAGGCCAAGGGCTACATCGGCTTCGTCCCGGACCCCAACCCGAACAAGGCCTACAGCCTGCAGTCGGGCCCGGACTCGCCAGCGGCCGTCACCGACAACGCCAGCCGCGTCGAGATCCCGGCTGCGGACCAGACCGAGATCAAGGAGAGCTGACCCATGCCCGACACCTCACCCCTCGTCCGCAAGTTGGAGGTGACGGCCCCAGCCGTCGCCGCCAACGCCGATGCGGACCTGACGATCGGCGAGGCGCCGTTCGCAGCCACCGTGACCTCGGCGAGCTTCACCCCCGAGGCCAACATCACCGGCGACAACACCGAGTCGCGCACGCTCACCATCGTGAACAAGGGCACCGACGGCAACGGCACCGTCGTGGTCGGGACCCTGGCGTTCACGACTGGGATCGGCGGGCTCGACTTCGACGAGAAGGCCTTCACCCTCTCGGTCGTGGCCGGTGCCACCACCGTGGCGGCGGGCGACATCCTCGCCTTCGTCTCGACCCACGTCGGCACCACCGGCCTGGCCGACCCGGGCGGCAAGGTCCAGGTCGAGCTGACCCGGGCCTGATCCCACATGCTCGAGGCTGAGGCGCGGGCGCGGCTGGAGTCCATGTTGCAGTGGAGCTCCGTGCCCGCCCTCAGCTCGGGCGAGGTCGATCGACTCATGGTGATGGCCCGACGTGTCGACCGGTACGACGTCGAGGCCGACCTCTACATGACGTGGACGGCGGCCCTGGTGCTCGTCGTCGGCGACCTCGTAGTGCCCCGCGTGCGCAACGGGCACTACTACCGGGTGACGGTGTCAGATGGCGCCGCCGGGGCGACCGAACCGACCTGGCCGACGAGCTCGGGGGCTGCCGTCACCGCCGACGGCGTCACCTACACCGAGGCCGGGTCGGCGCCCTGGGAGGGAACCTGGGACCTGAACGCCGCCGCCGCCGAGGGCTGGCGCTGGAAGGCGGGGAAGGTGGCCGGCAACTTCACCTTCTCGACGGACAACCAGAGCTTCGACCGGGTGCAGGTCAAGGACGCCTGCCTCGAGATGGCCCGCATGTACGGCAACCGCGTCGTCGGATCCATCCCGCTCGTCGACCCTGAGGCCGACACCGAGTACGTGGTCACGAACCGTGTCCACTGAGGAGGAGCGCGCCCTCGAGCATCGGCGCTCCCATCTTGCCCGCAAGGCGGCAACCAAGGCGGCTGAGGCGGCCCTCAAGGGCGACCCGGCGGCGCGACGAGCGCTGACCGAGGCATGGGAGCCGCTGCAGCTGGCGGCGCGTGAGCGCGCCGGCGAAGGGCCCGACGAGTGCTGAGTGCAGCCGACTTGGCGTCCATGCAAGCGACGCTGAACGACTCGCTCAACCAGACCGCAACTGTCGTGCACCGCGCAGTGGGGACGCCGGACGCCGAGGGCAACCCAGCGCCCGGTGCCACGACTACGACCGACTACCCAGCGCGGCTCATGCAGACCCTGGCCACCGACATCCTGGACGGCGAGCAGCGGGTCCGCACCGAATGGCGCGTCCTGCTGCCGTACAACGCCGTGGTCGACGCCGACGACGAGCTGCTGATCGGCGGCGTGCGTTACCAGGTCGTCGGGCAGCCCGCGGCCCAGGGTCACGGCAGTCAGGTGATCCACCTGTCCGCAGATCTCCGGCTGGTCGACTGATGGCCGCGTCGACCAGCGGCGCGCTCAAGGCGTACATCGAGGCCGCCGGCCTGAGCCTCGCTGGCTACCGGGACGAGGCCCCCGACGGGGCGTCGCTGCCCTACACCACGATCCTGGAAGCCATAGCGCTCGTGCCCGATCCGGCCGACAACGCCTACAACGGCGAGGCCCATGCGGGCCGAGAGACCGTCCAGGTCAGCCTCTGGCAGCAGTGGCGGAACCCCTCGACGAAGGCGATCACCGAGTCGTACTCACTTCCTGGAGCGCTCGTCCGCGCGCTCAACGGCGCGGTCCTGGCGACGTCGGGGTCCGGCGCGCCGCCCACCCACGTATGGGGTCTGCGAGTCGTGTCGATGGTGCGGATACCAGAGCACGACAACAACCGGATCCAGCACGCGATCACCCTCGAGGTGCTGCGAGACCTGTAAGGAGGCGTCCTTGCCCAGCCAGGGTTCCTTCGGCATCGAGAACGAGAAGGCGTGGGCGGCGGCGCTGGAGAGCGCCTACGACGACCTGAAGAAGGACGGCGAGGAAGAGATCCGGCGCACCGCCGACAAGGTCGTGGCGGTGGCAAAGGCCAAGGTGCCGCGCGATACCGGCCGCCTGGCCGACTCAATCGAAGCACGAGAGGGCCGAGACGCCGGCGGGCTCTACATCGACGTCGGTCCCGGTGACCTCCCCAATGACTACGACGTGCTCGTCGAGCACGGCACCAGCGACACGGAAGCCCAGCCATTCATGCGGCCCGCCCTCGCCGAGGGTGAGGCCGCGTTCGGACGCCAGTAAGGAGCCCCCGATGCCCAAGCCCACCTCCGACTCCGTCGCGCCCGAAGCCCAGGTGCGAGTCGCCGTGCCGCAGCGAGACGGCGAGATCCGCATCGCCCAGGACGGATTTGATCCGACCGTGTACCCGGTCACCAATGGCCAGGTCGCGGTGGCCCCGGCCGACGCAGCCAACTTCCTCGCCAACATCGAGGGATCCGAGGTCGTGGGCGGCACCGTCCTCGACGACGACGAAGGAGCCGTGTAATGCCCCTGGTCCACTTCTCCAAGCAGTTCGCCGTCGCGGACGCCAAGATCAAGAAGATCACGGCCGACCCGGCCGGCGGCACGACGACGTTCGCGACTGCCATCGACATCCCGGGCATCAAGTCCGTGGATCTCACCGGCACGGTCAACATCAAGCGCCTGCGTGGCGACAACACGCTCCTCGACGTGAACAGCGTCCTCGAGAGCCTGAGCGTGAAGTACAACTACGCGAAGGAGCAGCTCGACGCCCGGGCCGTCTACGTGGGCGGCACCGTGAGCGACTCGGGCACGACCCCGAACATGGTCGCCAAGTGGGCGCTCGACAACGCCGGCGTCCCGGGGTACTTCCAGTTCGAGGCGAAGACGCCGACCAACGGCGTCGACTTCGTCGGCGGCGACGCCCACCTCCTGCTCTACCGCTGCATGGTGTCCAACTTCCCCGGCCTGGGCTTCGCCGAGGAGGACTACAAGCTCTTCGAGGTCGAGGCCGACGCCATGCCGCGCCTGTCCGACGGCAAGTGGATCGACCTGCTCTTCAACGAGACGGCGGTCGCCATCTCGTAAGCGGTCGACCCAACCCTCCACTCCTCGCTGTCGGCACCCGCCGGCGGCACCCAGACGCCCCCGAAACCCGGGGGCTTCTCCATCGGAGGCAATCCATGAGCGTGACCGAGTCCGACCGCGTCCTCGCGGCCGGCGTCAACCTGGAGCTCGAGGACGGGCGAGTCGTCCCGCTCCGCTACGGGATGCGTGGCCTGAAGCGTCTGGAAGACGACTTCGGGTCCATCCTGGCGGTGCAGATCGTGCTCCGGGACGTTGACGGCAAGAGCCCGATGTTCGGGCCGGTGCTGCAGATCCTCGCTGCCGGCCTGCTCGGCCAGGTGGACGAGGACGCCCTCGACGCGCTGCTGCACCCGTCGAAGCTCGACGTCTACATGGACGTCATCGCCGAAGCCCTGGATGAGGCGTTCCCTGAGCCACCGGACGGCAAGGCGGGAAAAGCCGAGGCGACCAGCGCAGCGAACGGATCGAGTGGGCCAGCTGGTACTACTTCGCCACCGTCGCCTGCGGCCGAAGCGACGCCGAGTTCTGGCACATGACCCTGGCGCAGCTGGCCACGCTGCTGGCGATCCACGCGGCCATCCATGCTGCACCGGCCGATGGGGCCGCGGCTCCCAACCTCCCGCCGCCGGCCGCGGTGGGGACCATCGATGACCTCCAGGCACTCGTGAGGCTCGCGGGCTGATGTCATCGCGCGCGCTGCCGGACCTCGTCTCTCGACTCCGGCTGCTGTTCGATGACAAGGAGCCGTCCCAAGCGGCCGACCGTGTCACCGCGCGCATCGAGGGCATGGGCCAGCGCGTGCAGAAGGCGCTGGTCCCGATCGGCGCCACGCTCACCGGCGTAGGCGCCGGCCTTACCGCGCTCTCGCAGCCGGCGCAACGGGCCGAGCGCGTGCTGACGCAGGCGGTCAACAACACCGGCCAGAGCTACGACAAGTTCGCGGCCCAGGTTGACCGGACCATCGCCGCGCAGGTCCGGTTTGGCAACAACTCGGCCGAGGTCCGCACCGCACTCACGAACCTCACCATCAAGCTCCACGATCCCCAGAAGGCCCTCGACAACCTGGGCCTGGCGACCGACATCGCCGCGCTGAAGCAGATCTCCCTGGCCGAGGCCTCCAACCTGGTCGCCGGTGCCCTCAATGGCAACGGCCGGGTCTTCAAGCAGTTCGGCATCGTCCTCGACGCCAGCAAGCCCAAGGCCGAAGCCGTGGCTGAGGCCATGGAGAAGCTGCGGGCCACCGTCAACGGCTTCGCCGAGGGTGAGGCCAAGGCCCTGCCCGGTCGGCTCGAAAGCATCCGTACGAAGCTGGAGAACATCGGCGCCGAGATCGGTGAGCGCGCCGGGCCGGCCATCGCCGGGTTTGGTGCGGCCCTCACCACCGTCGGTGGCGCAGCTGACGGGGTCGAGTCCGTCAGCAACATCCTCGACAAGCTGCCAGGCAAGACGGAGGGGGTGGCGCGAGCCTTCGGCGGCCTCGGACTGGCGGCCGGCGGTGCCTTCGTTGCCGTCAAGGCGCTGAACGCTCTCAACGACGCTCTCGACACAGCACGCCGCGGGTCCAAGGATCTCGGCGAGGTGGCCGCGGGCCTCGTCAAGGTCACCAAGGGGGCCGAAGACCTCGACGAGCTGCTGAAGAGCGCGCGGATCGGCGGCGGCATCGAATCGCTGCTCGATGACCTGAAGAAGGCGCGCGCGGACATGAGCATCTTCAGCCGGGCAGCGTCCAACGACTTCAAGAAGACGGTCGACGACCTCGACGAGGCCTTGGCCGCGCTCGTGGACAATGGCAAGGCGCCGGCAGCCGCCGCTGCCTTCAAGCTGCTGAACGACACGCTCCAGCTCACGCCGAAAGAGCAGGCGAAGTACTTCAACGAGTACGCCAACGCCGTCGAGGCGAGCGGCAACCAAGCAGTGATCGCGTCTGCCAAGACCGACACCCACTCGACAGCACTCAACCACAACGCCGAGGCGATGAAGGGTGTCGCCGAGGCGCTTGAGCGCCAGCTCCAGGCCCAGCTCGCGTCCATCAGCAGCACCCTCGGAATGGAATCCGCTGCCGATCGGGTGAGCGACGCGCAGACCGATGTGGCCGAGAAGACGAAGGCGGCCACCGACGCGATCGCCAAGCACAAGGCCGGCAGCGAGGAGGCCAAGGTCGCGGCCGAGGCGCTCAGCGACGCCGAGCGTGGGCTGAAGGACGCGGCCGTCGGCGCCGCTGGCGCGGCTGTGCGCCTTGCCCAGGACCAGGCAGCGGCCAACGGACAGGCGTTCACTGCCGCCCAGGCCAACGAGATCTTCCGCGGCAAGCTGATCGAGCTGGCCAACCAGATCGGCGGTCCGACAGGTGAGGCCCTGCGTGCCCTCGCACAGCAGATCGTCGATATCCCGGGATCCAAGGAGATCCTGGTCACGGCCAACACGACCCAGGCCGAGGCGGCCCTCGCCCGTGTGATCGCCGCAGCACAGCAGATGCAGCGAGAGACGCACTTCGAGCGGTACGTCGATCCGTCTGTCCCTGGCCGCGCCACGGGTGGTCCGGTCACCAAGCACCGCCCCTACTGGGTGGGAGAGAAGGGCATCCCCGAGCTCTTCATCCCGGACGTGAGTGGGCGCATTGTTCCTCGGGACGATCTGGTGCGGTCCGGTTCCGGCTCGACCGCCACGGCTGTCGCTGAGCGTCCGGTCCTCGACGAGGCCGCCCTCGCCCGAGCCATCGCCCGAGGGTTCGAGCAGGTCTCTGTGAACATGGACTCCCGATCGGTCGGTCAGGCGACCCGGTCGCGACGAAGGGCCATGTCGTGAACGGCCTGACCACGATGCGCGTCGGGCCCACGGCCGCCGGGCTCTACAACCTGCAGGCGCGCTGGGCATCCCAGCCGTTCAGCGGCGACGCGCGGCAGGCCTCCATCTCGGGCGACACGACCCTGCTCGCCGCGCATCAGCTGGCCGAGCTGGTTGCGAATCCCGAGCTTCAGGTCACCATCGGCCGCGCGACGGGCGTCCTCGTTCCCATCCACTTCGACGGCCGGGTCGCGGACCAGTTCATCGGCTGGTATCTGCTCGAGGCGTTCTCGTTCGACCCGTACCGCATCGGCGACCAGGTCACCCACGCGGGCTTCTCGCTCTCCGGCGCCTACCTGGGCCCACATCCCGAGGTTGTTGTCTCCCGGTCGGCCCGAGCCCGGGCGAACGACTTCGACCTCGACGGCCAGGCGCTCGTCGTCAATCCCTTCTGGGGCGAGGACCCCGATGGCGAGCCGTTCGTGGTGCCGCCCGGCGGGACGTTCTTCACCCGGGAGTACGACCCGACCAGCCCGCATGACAGCACGCGCCTGACCCCCGCGGACGAGGCTCGCCAGCTCGGCATGTACGCCGGCGCCGTCGACGAGCTCGCCCCGGTGGTCCTGCCCGACCTCGAGGCGGCCACCGACTACGACGGCCAGGCAGTCCCGAGATGGGTGACCGACCGTGGCGGCGACTGCCGGGCCTACGACCGGCGTGAGGAACGGGAGGTGTTCGGGCCGAGCCATCCGCTGGTGGCGCCGACCGACCTCGTCATCACGAACGGGCTTCTGCGGGCCTGGGTCGGGGCGCGAGGCCTGCCCCCGTACCTGCAGGTGCAGGCCTTCGCCGCCGGCGAGTGGCGGGAGATCGGGTACCTGCAGCTCTCGGACCCCACGGAGGGGTCGATCGTGCTCACGTCGGCCCGGCTCGTGCGGGTCACCCCGGAGGCGGTCTCGATCGCGATCGGACTGCAGGGCCAGGGCGAGGCGCTGCTCACCCTCCGCCGCGGCGAGCGCATGTTCCAGGTCCAGCACGGCGGGGCGCGGACCCGGCTCACGGCGACGCGGCAGGTGTCGTGGTCTGGCGTGCCGCCGTGGCGACGCCTCGAGGCCGCTGCCCAAGGCGTCGGCAAGTTCGGCAAGGGCCTGGACGCTGGCCGCGACGACGTGACGTGGGACTCCGACATCGCCATGTGGGACGACCCCGGATACTCCTGGGACGGTGCCTGGGCCAACCCCGACCTGCGGCTGCACTGGCCGGCGGCCGCCGCCGGCTCATCGTGGACCATGGTCGTCTGGTACCGGCCCGCAGGGGACGTCGCCGACCTGGATGGTGCGGGCCTCCTCACCGTCTACGACGTCACCGGCGCCCGGGCGTTCCGGCTTCGCCTGGACTCCGCCGACAGCCGGTTCCACTTCGAGCTCGGCGACGACGATGTCGAGTCAGCGGTCCAGACTTTCGCCGCCGGCGACCACATCTTCATCGTCCTGAGGTTCTCCACCGACGACGGCATGTCGCTCTCGGTGAAGGCCGGCGCCAGCGCCCTGGCCCACGTCCACGACGCGTCCGCTGTCGACCCGGGGGATGACCCGTACCGAGACATCTTCTTCGGGATCAGCGAATCGACTTGGGGGAGTGGCACCTGGGGGAGTGGCACCTGGGGCGGCGTGTCGTGGGCCGACGGCGTCGAGGACAACATCATGATCTTCGACGATCGCCTCACGGATGCAGAGGTGGCGGCGCTGGCGGCCGCGACGGGCCGCCTCGACGGGTTGCCGAGCCCGGAGTCCCGCCTCGTGTGGCACCTCCCTGGAGACGCCCGTCTGGTCCTGGCCAAGGCGGCGCTCGCCTCCGGCCTGACCTACGAGACGGCGGGTGCGAGCAGGGCGCCAGACGACTGGGGACTGACGAAGGGTCTCGCGGTACTCACGGACGACACCGTCGAGGCGCCGGGCCTCGCCGTGCAGGCCTACACCGAGCAGTTCTCCGTGGCCGCCTTCCTGGCGACAACGGATGCCGAGGACGACCTGGCCGACCATCACGAGCAGTTCGCTGTGGCCTCCGAACAGGAAGTGCGGGTGAGATAGATGGCCAGCTCATACCCCGGCGCCGTCGACGACTTCGACGAGCCTTCGACCCCGACGACGACGACGCTCGGTTCGGCAGGCGACTCCAGCCCGGCCCGCAAGCACTCGGAGTCGCACCGCGACCTGGGCGACGCCATCGTGGCCACCCAGACCGAGCTGGACACCACGAAGACGACCGTCACCGGCAAGGTCGACAAGTCCACGCTGGACGCCAACTCCTTCCTCTACGCGACCGCCGACGACACCCCGGCCGCCTTGGCCATGGCCGCATCGAGGATTCCCGCGCGTCTGGCGTCGGGCGACATCGTGGCCGCCACCGTCGCGCAGCTGAAGACGCTGTTGGCCATCGCCCAGGCCGACATCACCGACATCGCCGTCATCACGGCGAACACCCAGACGGACAACTACACGCTGGTCCTCGGCGACGCCGGGAAGGTTGTGGAGCTCAACAAGGCCACAGCCGTCAACCTCACGGTGCCGCTCAACTCGAGCGTCGCCTACCCCGTTGGCACGGTGATCGAGATCCACCAATACGGAGCGGGCCAGGTGACTGTCGTGGCGACGGGTGGCGTGACCATCCAGTCGCGCGTGGGGCTGAAGCTCGCCGGCCAGTACGCCACCGCCTCATTGCGGAAGCGGGCCACCGACGAGTGGGTGCTCGCCGGGGACACGACCCTGTAATGGGTGCTCGCACGCTCTCGCGCCGGTCGGCCTCGACGGCGCATCCAGCACGCAAGCTGCTGCTCACGGGCGCGGCCGGATGCTTTGCCTCTACGCCGGACCACGCCAGCCTCGACATCACCGGTGACCTCGACATTCGTGTCGATTTGGCGATGACGGACTGGACCCCCACCGCGGCACAGACGCTGATCGGGAAGTACCTCACCACGGGGAACCAGCGCTCCTACCGGTTGCGGGTCAACACGACGGGCACCTTGGATCTCATTTGGACGACGACCGGGGTCACGGCGATCGTCGTCGCGAGCACTGTTCCCATCCCAGCCACCGACGGCGCTCGGCTCGGCGTCCGCGCAACGATCGACGTCGATGACGGCGCGGGCAATCACGTCGTCACCTTCTACACCTCACCCGACTTCGTCGCCTGGACACAGCTCGGCGACCCGGTGTCCACGGTCGGCACCACGTCGATCCACAGCGGCTCCTCCCCGATGGAGATCGGCCTCAACTCCGGGGCCTCCGAGCGCCTGGTCGGGCGCGTATGGCGGGCTGAGGTTCGCAACGGGATCGCTGGCACGGTCGTGGCGTCGCCCGACTTCCAGCCGGCATCGGCCGGGTCGGCGTCAGTCACGGATGCACAAGGGCGGGTGTTCACCCTCCAGGGCACCGCCGTCATCGCCTGAGCCCCACGAGTAAGGACGGAACGCATCCATGGTCACGCCTCGCCTTGGTCTCGACATCCCCGAGATCGGCCTCGACGGCCCCGAGTACGCGCAGATGGTCGGCGACGCCTTCGCTGCCCTCGACGAGGCGCTGTTCGTGTGGGTGGATGGATTCGGCGCGGTCGGCGACGGCTCCGTGGACGATTCCCAGGCGATCCTCGATGCCATCGAGTACATCGAGGAACAGAAGATCTCCGGCAACAGCGGAATCTGGGGCGCCTCGTCGATCCACAGCGGCACCCAGCCCATTCTCGCCTTCACTCCGGGGAAGCTGTACCGGCACGATGAGCCGATCCCGCTCGTCAACTACCACCGGGTGTGGGGTCGCGGCGCGGCGCTCGTCGCCCCTGACGACGTCGATCACTTCACCGAGATCCGGTACGACTTCCTGTGCGAGGGGCTGAAGTTCCGTCGCGGCCATCACACCTTCGGGGTGTCGACCGACAACGTCGGTGCGGCCACCATCGGCATCCGAGACGTCGAGGTCATCGAGCCCCAGGGCACCGTCGTGAAGGACGACGGCGGGGCCCTCTCTCGGTCGACGGCGCTCCGATGGTCCGGGGGACGGATCATCGCCAACACCACTCCGGGCGTGGTTGCCTACGACGCTGGGTTCGACCTGGCGCATTTCGATGGCCTCTGGATCAATGCCGGCGGCACGTCGGCGTTCAAGACGAATCGCGGCGTCCTGCACCTCGACGGCATCCTCGGTGTCCCGCAGAACGCCACGGGCGAGTGGGTCCACCTCGACGGCGGCAGCGTCCTGATCGACGGCATGAGCCGGCTCGGCGGCGAGGGCGGAGGCAAGCTCGCCATCAAGTGCGACACGGCCATGGACATCGACGCCGCCCCGGACATGACGTTCTGCAAGGTGCGCGACTCGAAGATCTACGGCCCGGCGGTGGCGGAGTTCTACGCCCTGCCCAACATCATCGAGTTCGTCGGCAACAGCGGGTTCACCGGCACCGAGGGCATCCTGTTCGACTCGACCATCTCGGCCGACGACCGGGCCCAGTTCGCCGTGACGGGCCGCTTCACGATCGACGGCAACCAGGCCGACATCGCCCTGACCGGCGCCGGCCTGTCGGACCCGGACGTGCTCGCGATGGTGCTCACGGGCAAGCCGCCGGCGGTCGCCGGCTACATCGGCGTCGACGAGCTAGCCCGGAGCCTCGAGGCCAGCGACTCGAGCTATGGCCGAGCCATCTCGCAGAGCAACACCACGTCGAATGCACCGACCGGCCTATTCGGTCAGACGATGACCGAGGTGACCGCCACAGCGGACGCCGCCTTCTGGCAGCGCACCTACTCCTCAGCCCTGACCGGGCTCGACGACACCACCTACACGGCGACCTTCGAGGTCGACGTCACGAACTACCCGGTCACGGTGCGCCTGAGCACCGCGCAGCACGTGGAGTACCTCACGCTCCCCGTCGGTCGACACATCCTGTCGCACTCCTTCCCCTACATCGATGGGACGAGCGGCACTCAGGTCACGTGCCGCATCGAGGACATGAAGTCCGGGACGATCGTCCGGGTCGGGACCTACCGGGTGCTGAAGGGCGTACATCGGCTGACCACCCCGAACATCGTCGCCTACGGCACTGCCGTGCCGACCGTCGGCAAATGGCTCGACGGCGACAGGGTCATCAATAGCCAGCCGGCGGCCGCGGGCGCGCCGGAGTGGGTCTGCACCACCACCGGCACGCCCGGCACCTGGAAGGCATACGGCGTGGTCGCAGCGTGACCGCCACGCTGGTCGACGCCCTTATGGGCGAGGGCGAGCTCGAGCTCGACCTGGACTACGACGGCGACCTGGTGGCCGCGCTCAAGCACTATCGGACGCTGCACGTCTACCAAGGCGAGGACCCGATCGGGCCCGGGTTCATCCTCCTGTGGCGCACGCCGGCTCGCGGCGGCCTCCGAATCGGTGGCCGTGCCCTCGACTGGCGACTCGGCCAGGACGGCGACGGCGCCATCGTGCTCGACCGGGAGTACCTGGCGTGCACGAACAAGCTCTCGAACCCGGGATTCGAGCTTGAGGCCCTCTACTGGGCGCGCCGCGAGGGGACCAACTGGCGGATCCGATCGGTCGCGGCCGAGCCCTACGCGGGGTCGTGGGCCGCCGCTGTGATCGCCGATGGAGACAAGGACGACGTCCTCGCCACGGACGAGGGCGGCTGGGAGGCTCGCGAGGGCAATCAGTTCACGGCGACGCTCCGGGCCCGGCGGGTGTCGGGGTCGGTAGGACACCTCCGGCTGCGCATCGTGTTCGAGGGCCGGTTCGACCCGGCCCAGCTGCTGACCAACGGCTCGTTCGCGACCGCAGACGACTGGACGAACACTTCCGCCGTCGGAGGCGACGCGGCCATCGAGTCTGGGCACCTGCGCATCGGCCCCACGACGAAGCTGCAGCGGATCCAGAATCCCAGCTTTGAGGACGGCCTCAACTTCTGGCAGGAGGACACGGGGGACTGGTTCGCCACCGACATCGCCGTGACGCCGGTCGACGGCGACTTCGTGGTCGGAACGGCTGCCGGCGGGCCCGCCCAGAAGACCCTGCAGGTAGACCGCAACCCCGGCGTCAATCAGAGCTACTCCGTCACCCCCGGCGAGCGGTATCTCCTCGACGGGTGGATTCGGCCGAACCCTGGTGCGGACGGCGTCGCGTACATCTACACGTACGTGGGCGACGAGACCTTTCCGCTGAATGCCTCGTGGATCTACCTGGAGACGGTCGACAACGCCGGAGGCGGCGGGAGCGACTGGCGGTGGTGTCACAAAGAGTTCGACATTCCTGAGACGAAGATCGCCCTCGTCCCGATGTGCGAGGTCCTCGACCACACAGCGGGAAACGATTGGTACTTCGACCGGGTTCAGCTCACCCGCCTGAAGGGCAACAAGGCAGGCTACCAGCACGACAGCTTCGCGGTCACGCCAGAGCGCACGTACCGGGTGCTCGCCCGAGTCACCCCGGACGAGGAGATCTTCGAGGGCACGCTGCGAGCATCCGTGCTCCTGACCGCTACCGGGCGCGACCCCATCGTCATGGAATCGCCGGCCCTCGAGCGCGGCGACGCCACCCGCCAGCTGCTCGCCTGGGACTTCACCCCGCCGTCGGGCTACGGCACCGCGGCACTGTCGTTCGTCGGCCTCGACGTCTTCGGCGGGTCCTTCATCATCGACAACGCCAGCGTGACCGACGCCGACGGTTCCACTGTCGTGTTCGACGAGCTCGTCGGTCCGACCAAGGCCAGCTGGGAGCCGGTCGTGAGCCTCACGGCGACCGCTCCTGAAGGCACCGAGGCCGTCCGCCTGGAGGTCGTGGCCGAGGCCGACGCCAGCGGCTGGCGCATCGACGACGCGTCCCTGGCCCGCGTGGGCACGCCGGCGGTGAGCGGAGACGTAATCCGGTCCCTGCTACTCGACCCCGACACCGGCGACGCCCTCATGAACGAGGGCGAAATCCACGGCACGGACACCCTCCTCTTCGACAAGCACTTCATTCGCCAGGACCTGCGCTCGATGTTCAAGGACGTCTCGCGCGGCGGCGTGGTCTCGCCGGTGAGGGAGTGGCGCGTGAATCCCGACAACAGCCTGGATTGGGGCACGGCCGAGCAGCTCTTCACCGACCGCACCGAGCTCGTGTTCGCTCCGGGCGACCTTGAGCTTCTCGAGGAGCCCACGGTCGAGCAGAACGTCGAGGACCGGGTCACTGACGTGATCGTCGTTGGTGCCGAGCGGCAGCTGGCCAACGGGCGCAGGGTGACCATCATCGGCTCGGCCAGCAACGAGCCTGGGCCCGACGACGTGGACTGGTACGGCAACCCGGTGCGCCGCAAGCGCGTCGTCGAGGACTCGACCGTCGATCACAAGGCCTACGCCGACGCTCTGGCCCGCTGGCACCTCGACCAGTCCACCGCCCTCGGCGAGGTCGTGCAGCTGAAGCTGGCGGACTGGCGGGCCGTCGGCCCGTTCGGCGTCGGCGACTGGATCTACCCGTGGCTGCCGGAGGCGGAGCTCGAGGACCTCGACAACCCGGTCGAGCACCAGGGCCGCACGACCTATCCCAAGCGAGTACGGGCGCTCGTGCGGGTCTGGCGGATGGGCGCCGGGTCGTTCCGGGTCGAGGCCCGGGCCCCAGACGGGTCCACGCTCGACATCAGCAGAGCGGTCCGCTGGGAGAACGAGACGACGGCCGAGGTGACCGTCGGCGAGGTCGTGCCCGAGTTCCTCGTCGACCCCCAGGGCGGAGCCGCGGGCAACCAGTTCTTGCGCTGGCGCGCCAGCCGGCCGCAGTAGGGAGAGGAATCCCATGAGCGCCCATTCAGACGACGTGGTCGCGCGCATCCAGGCGGCGCGGAGCGACGAGGAAGCCCGGCGTATCGAGGCGGCCTCGCTCGTTGAGACAGACAAGCAGCCTGAGGACCCCGGAGCGGACGATGCCGACGTCTGACGACGTCATCGCCCTCGCCACGACGGATATCGGAGTCGTCGAATCGCCGCCAAACAGCAACCGGACCAAGTTCGGGCGTTGGTACGGGCTCGACGGCCAGCCCTACTGCGCGATGGCCGTCAGCTACTGGTTCCACATGGCGGGCCTGCCCCTGCCCGCCTCGACGAGCAAGGGGTTCGCCTACACGCCCTCGGGGGCGGTCTGGTTCCAGCAGCGGAGCCGCTGGACGACCAAGCCGGCGCGCGGCCACGTCGTGTTCTTCGACTTCCCCGGCGACGGCGTCAACCGCATCAGTCACGTCGGGCTGGTGGAGGCCGTCCGCGCTGATGGGTCGATCGTGACCATCGAGGCCAACACCTCGCCCGGCAACGGCGGCTCACAGCGCGACGGCGGTGGGGTCTACCGCCGCATCAGATCGACCGGGATCGTCGGCTACGGCGTGCCCGCCTACACGGCCTCACCGAACCAGGAGGACTTCATGGCAACCCTGTCCGAGGAGGAGAAGGCCGAGCTGATCGCCGGCGTCAAGGAGACGCGACAGATCGTCAACAACCTCCAGGCCGTCGCCACCCGCGACATCGACACGTTGCGGCCGCTGCTCGCCGAGGTGCTCGAGGCCGTCAAGGCCAACCCATCGTCCGGCAGCGGCGGACCTGGCGGCGTCACCGCCGATGCCTTGGCGGACGAGCTCGCCGCCCGGCTGGCGGGCTGATGAAGCCGCTCCTGCACACCGAGGTCGGGCTCGCCCTGGGCGCCGTCGTCGTGTTGGGCGCCGGAGCCGTCCTCGTGGCGTTCGTGAAGGTGGTCCGGTACGGCGCCAGGGCCCACGAAGCCGTCTTCGGTCGGTGACCGCCGCCATGATCCCGGTTCCCGCCCGCAGGAAGGGGCAGTCGGCGATCAATGCCCTCTGGCTCGTCATCGCACTCCTGAGCGCCGCTGTCGTCTACCTCGTGTTCCAGGCCGCCAGCCTCGGCGACCAGGTCACCCGGCTCAGCACGGACGTGAGCGGCAACCGCACCGCCACCTACCAGTCCCGGTCGGTCGGGTGTCGCATCCTGCTCGCCCACGGCCTCCATCCGCCCCAGGACGACCCGTGCAACGACGCACGGGTCCTCCGCTACTACGACCCGGCCGACGTACCCTCGGCGGCCACCTCCCAAGACGCCATGAAGAACCGCCGCGTCTCCTGCGAGATCCTTCGCCGCCTCGACGGCGACGACCCCGCGTGCCAGGGGCTGTAGGTGTTCGCCTCCGCGGCGACCCTCGTGCTCACGGCAGTCGTGCTCGCGCAGGCCGACCCATCCCCCATAGACCCCACCGACCTCAAGATCCTCGGGCCGTTGGCACCCTTCATCGGGTTCCTGTTCTGGCAGCTCTATCGCGAAAGCAAGAAGCGCGAGGAGGCCGAGGTGCTCTCAAGACAGCTCTACCAATCCCAGCTCGACAAGTACGAGCCGGCCATGCGGACGATGCAGACCGAGATGACGGCGGTGCTCCGCGACGCCATAGCGGAGATCGCCGAATCGAGGGCAGACCGTCAAGCCAGGCGGCCCCGATGAGGTGGCCGTGGCAGCAGAAGCGAGAGCCGCCGCCGTCGCGTGAGCAGGTGGACGCCTCCGTCGCCCGCATGAGCCGACATGCCGACGACATCATGGCGATGGTCCAGGCCATCCGAGAAGAACGGGAGGCCCCCAGGTGACGGCGGAGAAGGTGCTCGGCCAGAAGGACCCCATCAGGGCGCTCGACGCCTTCCGGGAGCTCGACATCGAGGAGAAGCTCGTCGCCGTGTTCGCCGACGGGGCGATCCTCCGCCACGAGTCCCGGCTCATCGAGGGCATCGTGATCGAGTTCCGTCGGTGGGGCCGGCGCCTGCTCGTGGTGCTCGCCATCGCGCTCGCCACGCTCATCGGCCTCGCTCTGGGCAACCGCCAACTCGGCGTCGAGACGACGCGCCTGAGCGAGCAGATCATCGAGTGCACCACCCCCGGCACCGAATGCACCAACCGCGCCCAGAGCGGCAGCGGTCAGGCCTGCGCCGTGCTCCTGCTGCAGAACGACAACCGCCTGGTGAACGGCTACGACCCGGACGCCGACGGCGCCGTCGACACAATCCCCGTACCGAAGGAGTGTCAGCCATGACCACAGACACGTTCGTCGTTCGCATGGTGGTGGGCATCCTCGGCGTCATCGCCATCGGCGCCCTGGGGACCATCGCCGTGCTCGCCAACCGCCAGCTCGGCATCCCCGACGCCCTCATCGCCATCGAGTCGGCCTCGCTCGGCGCCATCGGCGGTCTGCTGGCCAAGACGTCCACGGAGCCCACCGATGGCGGCCACGCCGACATCGTGACGGTGGCGTGGTTCTTGCTCGCCGCCATCGCTCTTGTGCTGCTGGCCCAGCTGCTCGGAGTGACGTGGTGAGCGACGTTCCTGAGCACGCCAACCGCACGCGCGCTGAGGTGTACCCCGACGAGGCCGGCGAGTGGCGGTCCCGGGTGTTCGACGCCAACGGCCACGAGCTGTTCAAGTCGTCGGAGGGCTACGACGACCAGGACGACTGCGTGTCGGTCATCAAGTCCCGGTTCGGCTCCATCCTCATCGACTACCTCGACGCCGCTCCGTAACGACGCGGCTCTCCGATCGAAGGCCCCGGCCCCCTTGCCTCTCTTGGCGAGGTCAGGCCGGGGCTTTGTCGCGTTGCTATGCGAGTTTTCGTCTGAACGCTGCTCGAGCAACCAGGAACAGCACCAGGGCGCTGACGAGGTCCCGCGACGCGTAGGTGAAGCTCCCGACCCACACGTAGTTCCCGAGGCCGGCGATCACCACCGCCCCGATCGCCAGGCTGAACCCCGGGTCCAGCCTGCCGCGTCCGGCCGTGCGCCACCTTCGGTCGATGCGGGTGAGCGCGAAGGCGAGCACCGGCACGGACAGGGCGATGCCCCACAGGCCGAAGTTGCCGTACCACTCGCCCGAGCCGAGCGCCGCCATCGAGTGCCCGCGCCGCAGCAGACCGGGGTGGAAGTAGGTCGTGAGCACCGTGCCGAACCCGGCCGGCTTCGTCGGCCACAACCCCCGCGGCACCCAGAACACGGCGCTGTCGAGGAACGTCGAGCCCCACTTGAACTGGAACGGCACCGCCACCCGCTGGGCGGCGATCAGGTCGCCGAAAGTGACGATCGGGGCGTAGAACGCCTTGAGCCCCTGCCCCGTGAGCAGGTCGCCGGCCTTGTAGGTGCCCGAGCTGCCGAGTGCCCCGAACCACGTGAGGACGGGCAGGAGCCCGCCCACGACGATGTGCTTGTGCAGCATCGACGGCCGCGCCCCGTTGACGACCAGGAGGCAGGCGAGCAGCAGCGTCGCCACCACCAGGCGCCCTGACCCGCTGAAGAACCCGTTGAGGTAGACGAGCATGGCGGCACCGCCCAGCACCACAGCGAACAGCCTCCTGCCGCCCATCTGTCCCGCCGGCGCGATGGCGTAGCTCGCCACCAACAGCACCACCCCGACATACGCCGTGCGTGCAGGGAGCGGGCCCAAGTCTTGAGGCAGCCCGCCGAGGAACACGCCGAACACCAGCAGGGCCACGGCGATCAGCCGTCGCTTGCCGAGCTTTCCGTCTGCCACGACCAGTGGCTCGGGGCCTTCGTCGTCCGTGCGCCGAACCAGTGCCACGGTCGCCATGCTCGAGAACAGAGTGAGCGTGGCCGCGTAGAGCACGCCGGGCGTGAGCGGGCTGGGGTCGACCCGCATCACGAGCACCAGGGCGAAGCCCACGAAGATCGCCACCGCGAGGGCGAAGGTCCCCGTCGCTGTGATCCGGTTTCCGCCATCGCGCAGGAACACCGACACCCCGAAGGCGATCGAGCCCACGGCGACCACCCACGTCACCGCCTGGTCGATGCCGACCGAGTCCCCGAGCGCCGTCCGCAGGAGGTGGGCAACCCCGACGGCCAGGGACACAGCCCAGATCGTGACGAGATGCGGAGCCAGTCGCGCCCGCTCGCTCGCGGCGAGCGTCGCGGGCTGCGCGGTCATCCGCGGCAGCCTACAGAGCCATCAGGCGGCTGTGAGCTCGAGCGGCCTCTTGAGCAGCTGGCCCATGAGGGCCGACGCCAGGTGGTCGGTGGCCGGGATCCAGTGGGCGTACAGGTCGAGCGTGGTGGTCACCTTGGAGTGCCCGAGGCGGTGCGACACGGTCGTGATCGGGACGTTGTTGGCCAGGGCCTGGGTGGCGCCGAAGTGCCGCAGGTCGTGCAGCCGCACACCCTCGACCTTGGCCAGCTTGCAGGCCCGCTCGAAGCCGTCCGTGCCCCGATCCGGGTGCCACGGGTTGGCACCGTCGAGGTCGTCTGAGAAGAGGTAGCCGTCGTCGCGGACGGTGACGCCCGCCTCGGCCGCCTGCTTGTCGAGCCAGTCCCTGTAGTCGGTGAGCAGGTCGATCGTGTCGGGGTCGATGGTCACGAGCCGCTTGGCATGGCTCTTCGTGTCCTTCGCCGCCCGGGCGCCGCGCGTGCCGTTGACCAGCGAGACGATCGACGTCTGGATCAGGACCTCGCCGTCCTCGAGGCGGACGTCAGGCCACCGCAGCCCACACACCTCGCCGCGGCGGGCCCAGGTGGCGGCCGCCAGACGCATGAAGGTGCTGAGCTGGCGGCCGAGCTTCTCTGCGCTGGCCAGGATCCCGTTGACCTGGTCGGGCGTCGGGATGACGAGCTCGGGGTTCCGTACAGCGGGCCGCGCTGCGCCGGCCGCCGGGTTGTACTTCAGCCACTGCCGTCCCCATGGGCGCTTCATGGCGTGGTTGAGGGTGCTGCGGATGACCTCGTGGTAGTGGGCGACGGTCTTCGGGGCCCGGCCCTTCTCGGTGAGCGAGGCGTAGAAGTCCTCGATGTGCTCGGGCTCGAGCTCGTCGAGGGTGATGTCGCCCAGCTCGGCCTTCACGATGGCGCCGCGCTGGCGGTAGTTGCGCATCGTGTTCACCTCGAGGCCCTTGCTGGCGCAGTGCCGCAGCCACTTCTCGACGGCCTGGGCCAGTGTCACCGGCTGGCCCTCGCGCGGCTCCTCCGACTGCACCCGCGCGGCGAAGGCGGCCTGGGCCTTGCGAGCCGCAGCGGGGGTCCCGCGGAAGCGTTCGGTGCGCTGGTCGCGCACCCGCTCCTTCGTCACCGGGTCGCGTCGAGGCGGTGCCTCAGCACGCAGGTCCCAGGCGTCCGGGCCGACGTCGGGGCGACGGCGCGGGGAGGGCGGCGGGCGACGCGCGGGGCTCATGTTTCTCGACCGTACGCAGGCGGTGTGACAGGGCTCATGCCCGAATGGTGGACCGTTGGTGATCTCAACCGGTGGATGGTGGTCCGCTCAGCGAGCCATCGGTGCAGGTCAAACCTTGTGCGCCCCCTGGGATTCGAACCCAGAACCTGCGGGTTAAGAGTCAGTTGTCGTGTCGGCATCGACCGGCAACAGGTGGCGATGTACGGCTAAGAGTGCGGCGACGATCGGTCGAGGGACCAAGCGAACGGCGACAACCGGCAACCCCGATGCCGGTTTGGTGGTGCAAGTGGTGGCACGCGGGCGTCACTCGCCCGAGCTGGCGATGAACAGCAGAACGACACCGACGAGGGGGGCGATCACCATCGTCAGCACGAGCACCCGACGGATCAAGCGGACCTCCTCGAGCAGCGCGACCAGGGCGTCGCGCTCAGAGATCTCGGGCGGCGTGCCGCCGGCCCGCACCCTGTCGGCCTCATGCTGCGCCCAGCCGTGAGCTGCGTCGTCGGGCGAGGTCATGGTCTCCCTCCTTCCGGGCCGAGCTGATGCACGGCCAACGCGGCGACTTCATCGGGTACGTCGAAGTGCTCGGCGATGTCGCGCGCCGACGCACCCCCCAGCTCTGAGACCGTCATCCGCTCGACGAAGGCGCGGAGCTCCTCGCGTGGCACCAGTCGCCGCGCGACCTCGGCGGCCACCACGTTCTCCTCGCGGCGCACGACCGGGGCCCACTGCACGGGCATGTCATCGGTGGGGCATCCACCACCGCGCTCGTGGTGCACGAGCTCGTGACTCAGAGCCGCCCGGCGGCGGCGCTGGTCGAGACCGCGGTCGATGACGATCGCCGCCCAGCCCTCGGGCTGAGGGGCGTACACCGCTCCACCGAGCACGGCCGGGAGCTCGGCCAGGCCGAACTCCAGGTCGGGCCGGGCCCGTAGAGCAGCCCACGGGTTCCAGCGTTCCTCCACCGTGAACCGACAGTACCGAGAGGGTGTGACATCACTTCGCGCCGCGCCGGGCTCGGATCGCATCGAGGGCGGCGTCGAGGATCGCCTGCTCGACCTCGTCGAGGCTGGACAGGTCGACGCCGGAGAGGGCGGCGGGCTGGTTGGAACCGTGGTGGGCGTCTTTGATGACGATGCCAGAGATCCGCAGCAGGTGGCCCTGCTCCCAGCCAAGGGCGTCCTCGATGGCGTTCCACCGCTCGATCGGCGGGGTGTTCTCACCGCTCACCCACTTGTTGACGGTTTGGGGCCGGACGCCGAGCACCTTCGCCAGCCGAGCCTGCGACCACCCGGGCCGACGACACGCCGAAGCGATCGCCTCGTTCACTGCACCGGATGTGTACGCCTCTGCCACGAACCCGCCCATCCCTTCTGGCGGGAATCGTAGTTACGGGGGAGGGATTTACGGTGTGACGTGATCCCGCAGGGGTTGACATCCCTCCCGTATAGAGGGATACTCGCCGCAATGGCCCGCCGGCAGCCCCCGCCCACCTACGACCTGGATCGCATCCGCCTGTCGTTGGTGATGACCCTCGCCAAGGAGTGGGGGAGCAGGGTCCGCGCTCGCCGTATTGCGCTCGGCCTCGGCCAGGCCCAGGTGGCGGAGCTCGTCGGCACCACCATCCAGACGATCAGCAAGCTGGAGCGCGGCGAGATCGTGGCGCGCGACTACCTCAAGATCGCGCTCGCTGTCCGTCTGCACGCTGAAGTCGACGAGCTGTTCCCCTGGCCGGCCCGCTCAGAGTTGGAAAGCGCAGCATGAGCGAGGTCGGTGTGTACACCACGGCCGAGGTCGTCGCCTTGCTACGGATCAGCGAGCGGACCCTGCGCCAGCGCGTGCGCGATGGCGTGATCCCCACCGTCGAGCTGGGCGGTCGCGCTGTCCGGTTCCCGAAGGCCGTCATCGATCGGCTCTGCTCGGAAGGCGCCGCGTGATGCGCCAGCTCGCCGACGTCCTCGTGCCGGACTGGTCGCTCGGCCTCGTCGGCTTCGTTCCCGGCGGCGCCGTTGAGTGCGACGGCGGCTGTGCGTTTCATCCCTCTCGGCATCGGCACCCGGTCGCGGTAGCGGCGGCCCCTGAGAACTCGCCGGCGGCGTTCGTGGACGCCGGCGGGGCCCACGGCCGGGACAACGACGCCGAGGACGCGCGCCCTGCTGGGGCTGACAGGGCGCGCGTCGGGGCGTCCTTCCCGAGGGTCCTGCCGTGACGGCCCTGAGCAAGAAGCAGCGAGCGGCGCTCGACGCGATTGCCGCACAGCCGCGCGACCCCGCCGCCCTGGCCCTGCTGCTCGAGACGAGCAAGGAAGGCGCTGCGCAGACCGCCAGCTCGCTCGTTCGTCGCGGCCTCGTCCAGCGTGAGCGCCACGCCGGCCGCGTCTCCTATCGGATGGCGCACCGATGATGCAGCCCCGCGCCCTGGCGCCTCTTTTTTTTGGCCAATTTCGGAATGCCATCGCCGTAGTTACAGCACACCTGTTCGGATCGACGGTTCCGAGCAGCCCCCGCGGCGCATCGGAAGATCCCTTCTCCGCCCGCTTCCGACAGGTCGATCGGGGAGAGACAACCCCGCCGGCGGATCAGCCCGGGGGCTGCTCGGAACCGACCGAGCCCGATCTGCCCCAGACGTTCGTCGCCTGCCGGTGCGGCCACCTCAACCCGCTCCACGCCGTTGAGTGCGAGCAGTGTGGCGCCCCCCACCCGAGGCACCTCGCCCGGCTGGTGCGCTGCACCGAGTGCGGCGACGAGGACGCCGGACCGTGGCTTCTCCGTGACGGGCGGATGCTGTGCGAGCGCTGCGCTGATCGGAGTGCGGCGTGACGGCCCGCCGCCGCCATCGCACCGCCGGTCCGAAGGTGCACGAGCTCGTCCGCGACCAAGTCGCTCTCATGCCGGGAGCCGACGTCATCGACATCGCCCGGACCGTGGCAATGCGCGCGCCAGAGGCCCACCTGCGCGAGCTGCTCGCCTCGGCGGTCTGCTCGAAGGTGAAGAAGGCGTTCGCTCTTCGCCTCGCTCGCTTCATGGGCGTCGAGGACGTGCCGGCAACCGGCCCCCCTGACCATCCCGCCGAGGCCCTCCACTACCCGGTGTCTGTGGGAGCGGGGGAGTGGCGGCCGCTTGGCCAGTGCACCGCCGAGCACGTGCGCGGCATGGCGGACTTCCGCCTGTCGGTCGCCGGCCGCCATCTCACCGTCGCCCGCCGCTACCACGAGCTGGCTGAGGCCCTCGACGCTGCGCACGGCCAGCGCGTCGCCGACCTGCCGCTCGCCGACGTCGCCCGCCTCCTGCAGGGCGCGCCCCCGCTCTCCCAATCAGCAACAGCGGAAGGAGCGCGGACATGAGCGCGATCGAACGATGGGCCTCGGCACCGCCCGAGTTGAGCGAAGAGTCGATGGACCGGCTCTACGAGCGGTGCAAGCGGTTGGCCAAGGCCGACTTCCTGCCCAAGCAGCTACGGGGCAAGCCCGACAACGTGATGGCGATCGCCCTGACGGCTGCCGACCTCGGTATGCCGACGACGCTCACCACGCTGAAGAAGTTCCACATCATCGACGGCGAGGTCGTCGAGTCCGTCCAGGTGCTGCTCGGCCTGGCCGCGTCGCGCGGCCACGACATCTGGGTCGACTACCAGGACGAGGACCGGGCCGTCGTGCTCGGCAAGCGGGCCGGAAACCAGCGGGTCGAGCGGTTCGAGTTCACCCGCGAGCGCGCGGGGACCGCCGGCCTGCTCGATCACTGGTACGAGGAGTGGTACGACTCCGGCACCGGGAACCGGAAGCGCAAGTGGGTCATCAAGGAGGGCGAGACCCCGCCGGCCTGGGTGACGCGGGACGGGTCGAAGGCCGTCAAGAAGCGCAACGAGTACTGGTGGGGCTGGCCCGTCGAGGCCGTCACCAACGCCGCCGTGCGTCGCGCCGTGCGGGCCATCTGCCCCGACGTGCTGCTCGGACTGCCGTCGGCCATCCACGACTTCGCCGGGCCCGCCGGCGCAGACGAGACCTCCAGCGGGGGTGCCCATGGCGCCCCTCCGGACGTCGCAGACGGTGCGCATCCGTCTGCCGCCCCCGCTGGTGAACCTTCCGACGACGACATCGTCGACGGCGAGATCGTCGAGGACGAGAACGCCACCAGCGAGGGAGGTGACGACGGCGCGGCCGCTGAGGCGATGCCCGGGGACACCACGGCAGACCCGGGGGAGGTGCAGGACCAGACCACTCCTGCCGGCACCGAGCCTGAGCCGCCCTCAACCGCGAAGGAGCAGGGTGACGAGGGGAGTCCCGCCGTGGCGGCCCCCGGCGGCCCTGCTCCGCCTTCGATCGTCGGCGACGAGTGGCGGAAGACCTTCGCCATCGTGTGCAACGAGGCCGGCCTGGACGCCGACCAGCGTCACGCCATCATCAGCTACGCCACCCGCGGCCGGACCCAGACCAGCAAGGAGCTCCGGACCGACGAGGTCGGCGACGTGCGGATCTGGTTCCGGGCCGTCACCGAGGGCAGCCCGCCGCCGTACCGGTTCCTCGAGCTCGACGGCGCCGTCGTCATCGCACCTCGCTCGCCTGAGGGCGGGCCCGGCGGCGACCAGCTGCCGCTCGAGGACGGGGACCAGGCGGCATGACGATGACCGCGGCCTTCCTCCACGAAGAGCACGGGGCCAGTGCCGAGTGCTACGACGCCGGTTGCATCGACATGCCGTGTCGGCTGGCGAAGGTGGCGGCCCTCAAGGGCCCCGTGCCCGACCTCCGCACCCTCGCCGCCGTCTCGTTGGTCGAGCCCGGCTGCCTCGTCTACTCAGCAGAGCGCGAGTACTTCCAGGGCAGCGAGGCCTACCCGCGCGGTGGCGTTGTCGTGGAGATCACCGACGGCGTGGTGGACGAGGACACGGGGGAGCGGCCGCGCTCCTTCCGATGCCTCCGGGTGAAGTTCGGGAAGGTGCACGCCGAGCTCGTCAGTGAGGCTGAGGTCGACCGGGCGAAGTTGCTCGCGCCCGAGGACAGCGAGATGCGGTACCTCGTGCGCGTCGCCGCCCGGGAGCTGGCCCAGGGCAAAGGCGTGTTCACCACCCGCCATGCCGAGCTGGCGAAGTGGATCTTCGTCCTGACCGCGCTCGTGATGGGCAGGCGGTGATGGGCGAGGAGTGGCGCCCCGTCGTGGGCTACGAGGAGACGTACAGCGTCTCGTCGCTGGGTCGAGTCCGGCGTGACGCCCCGGGCCAAGGGACCCAGGTCGGCCGGCTGCTCCGCCTCAAGCCGGGCGCCGGCGGGCGGTACCCGACCGTGACTCTGGCGGTCGGTGGTCGACAGAGCGAGCGCTACGTGCACCAGCTCGTCGCCGAGGCGTTCCTGGGCCCGTGCCCGCCGGGACACGAGGTCAACCACAAGGACACCGACCGGTGGAATCCCGCCGCCACGAATCTCGAATACACCACGCGTGCCGAGAACATTGCGCACGCCCTGGCCAACGGTCTGGCCGCCGTCGGCCGGATGATGCCTCAGGCGAAGCTCACCGATCAGGCGGTTCGGGAGATCCGGGCACTGCGCGGCATCGTCTCCCAGACCGAGCTCGGCCGCCGCTACGGCGTCTCGCGCTCGGCGGTGTCGTGGGTGCAGCGCGGACTCACCTGGCGCCACGTTCGGGAGTCGGCGTGAACGGGGGGGGGGGCTTCGGTGACGCAGTCCTGCCGCTGCGGCGGCGTGCTCGAGGTCCAAGGCGTCGTCACGCCGGACGGCCTCGTCCAGTTGACGATCTGCGCGGCCTGCGACCGGCGGAAGTGCCGCTCGTGCGGATGGATCGATATGACCGGAAGGGCGTCCCGTTGCCGGTGCGGCGCGCCCATGAGCCTCACGGGCGGGTGATCTGAATGTGGCCACTCCTGGTTCTTTGGGCTGCCGTCTTCACGGCCGCGGGCTGGATGCTCCGCAGCGCGGCGCCGGGCGGATTGGTCGACCTCCTACGCCCGGACCCATACCGCCGGCTGGCCGCCGTCGACCGTCGGCGCATCGAGGCCCAGCAACAGCGCCACGCCGACGAGCGCGACTGCCTCCTGGCCGAAGTGCACGGCGACGAGTCGGGCTGGTGACCATGACCGCCTGCACCCACGGCTTCCTGAAGCCCGAGCAGTGCGTCGACTGCATGTACGAGGGCAACGTCCCGCCCGCGCCCAAGGCTGAGCGCGAGTCCATCGCCGCCACCTTCGAGGCGAAGTTCGAGGGCCAGTGCGGCGGCTGCAACCTCCCGATCTACCCCGGCCAGCACGTGCATCGGCTGGAGCCCACAGGTCGCTACGTCCACGCGTTCGCCGGCTGCGATCCGGCATGAGAGGAGACACGCCCATGTCCGACACCGAGCGGCACGTCCGCCCCTTCGCCGAGTTCCTCCACGAGCAGCGCGGTGGCGCCGCCGCGGTCGAAGTCTCCGAGCGCTTCAACGAGCTCGTGGCCGCCGTCATGGAGCACGGCAAGGGCGGCGAGCTGACGCTGAAGATCGCGATCAAGCCGGCCGCCAAGGGCAGCGGGAACGTCGTGACCGTCACCGACACCTGCACCACCAAGCTCCCGGAGGCTGACCGGCCCACGGCGATCTTCTTCGCCGACGACGACGGCAACCTCCGCCGCAGCAACCCCAACCAGCCCGAGCTGCCGCTCCGCGCGGTGGCCGATCCCGAGCCCGACACGGGCCAGGGCGACAAGGAGGCGAAGTGACCGATCAGACCGCGCTACTCGGCGGATTGGGCAACGCCGAGGTGATCATCGACACGGCCATCCGCACGGCGGAGCCGACCGAGCTCGCCGACGACCAGGCCTACGCCTTCGTGGTGCCCGAGGGCGCCTCGGTCGAGGTCGTCGACGTCGACCGGGAGAAGCGCCTCGACCACCCTCGTCGCAAGCGGGGGACCGTCGAGCTTGTCCAGGCCGCGTCGCTCATCGCCTACGTGAGCGACCACGACGAGAAAGACGGCCGGACCCGGCTCTTCGCCGACGTGAGGGGGCAGCGGGTCGTGGCCGTGCTGAACGGTCCCAACGCCGAGCCGGGCTGGGGCGACCACAAGGCGATCCTCACGCTGACCACGACGCCCGAGTGGCGCCGGTGGACGGCACGCGACGGCGCCATCGGTGGCCAGGTCGAGTTCGCCGAGCACATCGAGGACTGCCTCGACGACATCGTCGAGCCGCCCGGTGCCGACCTCCTCGAGCTGGCCCAGACCTTCGAGGCCACGACCTCGGCCCAGTTCCGCACCGGGGCGCGCCTCGACAACGGCCGGCGCCAGCTGGTCTACGTCGAGGAGATCGACGCCAAGGCCGGACAGGGCGGCGAGATCACCGTGCCGGCCGACTTCCTGATCTCGGTGGCGCCGATCGAGGGCGCCGACCCCGTCGTGATCAAGGCGCGCCTTCGCTACCGGGTGAACGGCGGTCAGCTGAAGATCGGCTACATCCTCCACCGGCCCGACGTCGTGCTCCGTGAGGCGTTCGACAACGTCGTAGCCGGCATCGAGACCGGCACCGGGATCACGGCGTACCACGGGACGCCGGCCGCCTGATGTCTGCGGCGACCGCGCATCCGTTCACCGATCCGGTGTCAGGCCAGGAGGTCGTGCTGCACTTCGGCGACGCGCCCGGAGTCGAGCACCCCGGCTGCGGGTTCCGCGCGGAGGTGTCGCCCGAGCTCGACGCCTTCTACTGCACGCACTGCCGCCGCAGCGGCCGGATCAGCGGAGCGTGGTTCATGGACCTGCTGAGGCAGGGCTACCAATGACGGCGCTGGAGAAGGCCCGGGGCGCCCTCGACAAGGCGCGATCGCTCCTCGAGGAGCACGGCGCGGACATGCCGCCGCGGGTCGACCGGGAGTACGTCGAGCTGCTGGGCATCGCCCAGACGCAAGCGAACATCGCTCAGGCCGAGGCGCTGACGCTGATCGCTGACTCGGCGCAACGCACGGCGGCCGTCCTCGGCGAGCTGGTCGATCGGCTGCCCGGGCGCGTCGGCTGATGGGCTGGGGGCAGCCGCACGGGCCGAGCGTGCGACCAGCAGCGCGAACGCTGATCGCCGAGCAGCGGATGCGGGCGCTCATCGGCGCGGGCTCGCGATGGCGGGTGGTCGAGGAGCAGATGGACGGTCAGCGGCTCGTCGATAGCAACCGGCAGCTGTCGCTGATCTGGTCGATCGCCCAGTACGACGGCCATGCCTGGCTGCACGTGTCGATCGCCAGCCCCCGGCGGATGCCCACCTGGGACGAGCTCGTCGAGGTCAAGGAGACGCTGATCGGCAAGGAGGTCGAGGCCTACCAGGTGCTGCCGCCGCGGTCGCGCTGGGTCAACCAGCATCCGCACTGCCTGCACCTGTTCGCTCTGGCCGAGGGTGATGGCGACCGTGCCGTCCTGCCGGACTTCAGCTTCGGGGGGCGCTGCATATGACGGCGACCATGCGACGCGACGGAACGAGCGAGCCGGCGCGCAAGCCCGGCCTGTGGCGCCGGATGCGACTGCGCCGTGCTGACGGCCGCATCTACCTCGATCGCTGGGGGTTCGGCCACGACCGCATCGGGCGGGTGCTCATCCACCGGATGGAGGCACCGGACCCAGGCGTCGACCTGCACGATCACCCCTGGTGGTTCGTCTCGCTCGTCCTCTGGGGCGGCTACACGGAGCAGCGCATCGACACGCGGATCGCTCCGACGATGGCGAAGCTGGCCGAGAACGATCCTGGCCTCCTGCGCGGGGTACTGCAGACGCGGCGCCCCGGCTCCGTGAGGTCGATGCGCCTCGACGAGTGTCACACGATCACCGAGCTGCACCGGCGCACGTGCTGGACGCTGGTGATCGGCGGTCCTCGCCGGCGGCCCTGGGGGTTCTACCTGCCCGGCGGCTGGGTCGATGAGCGGACCTACGACGAGACCATCCGAGTCGAGCGGCGGGACATGTGGAACGAGCTCGGCGCGAGCGGACCGAGGCCTTGGTGAGCCCGTCGGCGATCGAGTGGACCGAGGAGACGTGGAACCCCACGGTCGGCTGCTCGCGCGTCTCGGCCGGCTGCGACCGCTGCTACGCCATCGGCGTCGCCCACCGGGCCATGCAGCCGGCCCACGTGGGGCTGACGGAGAAGACCGACCGAGGCATCGACTGGACGGGCGAAGTGCGGCTCCTGCCCGAGCGCCTCGAGGTGCCGCTCCGGCGCGCCCAGCCGACCACGTACTTCGTCGACTCCATGAGCGACCTGTTCCACCCGGCCGTGCCGAGCGAGTTCATCGCCGAGGTCTTCGCCGTGATGTCGCTGGCCACCCAGCACACCTTCCAGGTGCTGACGAAGCGGCCCCAGCGGATGGCCCAGCTGCTGGCCGGCACCGCCTTCCGTGCACTCGTGGGCACGGCCAGACAGCGACGCAACCCGCACCGGCTGGCGCCTGACTTCGCGCCCCGCAACATCTGGCTGGGCACCTCAATCGAGGAGGACCGTTGGGCGTTTCGGGCCGACGCCGTCCGGGATACGCCGGCCGCGGTCCGGTTCCTGTCGTTGGAGCCGCTCCTGGGCCCGCTGCCGAGTCTGGACCTGACCGGCGTCGACTGGGTGATCGTCGGGGGCGAGAGCGGCCCGGGCGCGCGCCCGATGCATCCGGAGTGGGTCCGTGACATTCGGAACCGTTGTTACGCGGCGAGCATCCCGTTCTTCTTCAAGCAGTGGGGGACCTGGGGGCCGCTGGCGCCGCTCGACGAGCAGGGCCGGTACGACTGGAGCAAGGGCCACGCCCTGGCCAACGACGGGACGCTGTACGAGCCAGGCGCCCTGGACTACCCGAACGGTCCTCGCCGCGGCGAAGCGATCCGGGCGGGACATGACCGCGCGCGGCTGACGTCGATGTATCGGCTGGGCAAGCACGCCGCCGGCCGGGAACTGGACGGCGAGACATGGGACGAGATGCCGGAGCGAGTCAGTGCCTGACCGCACCTGCCCCCGTTGCGGCGCGACCACTGAGCAGGAGTTCTACGGCCCGTGCGCCAGGTGCCGTGAGCAGCTGCGGTCGATCGAGACGCTGCCGCACCCTGCGGCCACCGAGCACTTCGTCCGGGTCAACCGCATGGACGGGTCTCAGGCCATCGACTACTTCGGGCCCCGGGTCGACGACCCTCGGCCCGGCCTACGCGAGCCCGTCCGTCGGCCTCCGGCCGGCGTGAGCGTCGCGGACGTCCTGCTCGACGGAACGGTCGCCAGCGGTGAGGGTGCGGAGCCAGTCGCCGACGAGACAGCCGATGCCCCTACTGCAGTCCAGGGCGCCGGGCGCCGGCTCGATGAGGGTGCCAGGGCAGGTACGCATGAGGGCGAGGGTACCGACGAGGTGCGACAAGCCATCCGGGGCGCCCGCGAGATGTTGCACAAGACGCCGGGGGCGGCGTGATGCCGGCGACGAGTCGAGCCCAGCGCGCCCGGCGGACAGAGCTCCAGGTCGCCGCCGAGGCCGTGATGATGGTCGTCGCGCGGAACCTGCTGCCGAAGACGCCCCAGTCCATCGCTCGACTGGCCAGCGCCACCGACATCCCGGTGGCCGACCTCCGGGCCGCGTGGCGCCGCATCCAGGACAACCTCGCCGCCCTGGGCGACGACTTCGAGCCGCTGCCCACCGGAGACGCCCTCCGTGAGCACTGGCTGACGACGCTGCCGGAGGGCGAACGTCGGATCCTCGGGCACCTGATCGACGTCTACCCGGCCGGCATCACCGGCGACGAGCTGTCGGATCTGACCGAGTACAAGCGGTCCAGCCGCAACACCTACATCCAGCGTCTGCGGGCCCGCCAGCTCGTAGTCACGAGCGGCGGCCTGGTCCAGGCCGCCGACACCCTGTTCGGAGACGACCGATGAGCCTCAACGTGTCGGAGCACACCGCCCAGCATCTGCTGTGGCAGATCCGCCGATCGATGACGGAGCTGGAGTTCGGCCGGTTGACCGTGCGGGAGCTCGTCGGCATCTACCGCGAGAAGAAGCTCGAGCACCTCATGAAGGGAGTCCGCTGATGGGCCGGAGCCACGCGCGCATCCTCACGAGCATCTGGCAGGACGCTGAGTTCCGGGCCCTTGGCGAGGCGGAGCAGCGCATGTTCTTCCTGGCCCTCTCTCAGCCCGGCCTGTCGATGTGTGGCGTCGTGAGCTACACCCCGAAGCGCTGGGCGAAGCTCGCTGCCGGGTCGACCCCAGGAGGCGTACGCAAGGCCGTCGCCGGCCTGGCCGCGACTCGGTTCGTGGTCGTCGACGAGGACACCGAGGAGCTGCTGATCCGCACGTTCGCCAAGAACGATGGCGTGCTCCAGAGCCCCAACCTCGTCAAGGCGATGTGGAAGGCGTACGGCGACGTCGTGAGCGAACCCCTGCGGCAAGCCTTTGTCGAAGGGTTACCCGAACCCTTCCGGGAAGGGTTGCCCGAACGGTTCCGCCCGGGTTCCGGAAGGGGTTCTCCCCCGTGTGCGCAGGCGCGCGCGCCCCTTCCCCAACCCCCTCCCCAGGACCCATCCCCTTCCCCTCGCGTAGATGACAACCCTGCTTCGTCTCGTCGCGTTGTTGAGGGCGATGGCGGAGACGACGAGACGACGGAGAAGGTCATCAGCGACGCGTTCGTGATCCTGGCCCAGCGCAACCTCGAGCGACGCAACGACGACCTCCAGCGGCGGGGCCAGGAGACGATCACGCAGCCTCGACGCCGTCGTGGCTGGATGGCGACCGACATCCGCACGTCCGAAGAGACGCTCACCAAGGTGGCAAGGCTGTACCTCGAGGACCAGCCGCACCTCAGTGCCCAGCAGCTGGCCGAGGTCCTCGACGACCGCATCGTCGCAGCGGCCGCGGCGAGCCCGTTGGCGGGATCGGCATGAGCGACCTGGCCAAGCTCGGTGCGAAGTACCCGTGCTGCGGCCGGGCGTGCCGGCACGAGCTCGAGGTCGGCGTGCCGCGCCGGATCGCATGCGTCCGGTGCATCAGGCGGTTCGATGTGCTGCTCGTCGAGGGCAGCGAGCACGCGAGCGCCATGGCCGGCCGGCCGGTGGCGAAGGTCGAGTGGACGGAGGTCACGGCGGCGTGAGTGTTCCCCGGGAGCTGACCCGCGCGCGGCAGCAGCTGAAGCAGATCCGCACGCTGGCCAACGAGCTGCTGAAGGCGTCCGAGCGTGACTCGTCGATCGACGTGCTCGAAGACCTAATGCGCCGCGGGGAGCACGTCGTTGCGGACGGCTACCCGACGAGCTCACTGGGCGGAGGGGTCAGTGGTGGGGGAGCCGAGTCATCGACGTCGACCGAGCGGGCGGCGCTCCGCCTCGCATCGCCGGCTGTGGACGAGGGTGAGAAGGGCGAGCCCGACGAGTGGACCGAGCAGCGCGACTTGGTGTCCGACGCGCTGCGGGAGCTCGTGCTCAACATCGACCTGGCCGCCACGACGATGCGCGACAACGACGACGTCCGCCGGCTGATCCTGTCGGTGCACGAGCGCGTCGCCAAGCGCCAGGCGGATCTCGGCGACTGCGAGGGCTGCGGACGCACCGTGCTGAAGAACGCCGAGGACCCGATGGTGTCGGGCTACTGCCCCGAGTGCTTCGCCGCCTGGGAGGCGAAGCACCGCCCCGAGCGGATCGAGTTCAACCGGACTCGGGCCCTGTGCGCGGAGTGCAACCGGTCGACCGATGACTGGGAGGTGCTCGACAAGCGGAACTACCACCGCCGCGGCACGGGCCCGGGCTGTTACTGGAAGGCGTACAACCGGACGCGCGGCGCGCGGCGCGGTGCCTGACGATGGCGACTGTCGAACGCGCGCGTTTCGCCTATGCCGACCCGCCCTACGTGGGCCAGGCCAAGCGTCATTACGGCGATCACCCCGACTTCGGCGGCGAGGTCGATCACGGGGCGCTGCTGGCCGACCTGGAGAGCTTCGACGGCTGGGCCCTGTCGCTGTCCATGAAGTCCCTGCCCGCCATCGCCAAGCTCGTCCCTGACGACGTGCTCACCCTCTCGTGGGTGAAGCCGATCAGCCCCCCGATGGGTGACCAGCGCATCTACTCCTGGGAGCCCGTCCTGCTCAAGCCGCTGCGCCGGCCAGCGGTGCCCACCCGCACCCACCTCGTTCTGAGCCCGCCGCAGTTCACCTTTCGGGCCCGCCCGGCGGAGCACGTCATCGGTGAGAAGCCTGAGGCGTTCTGTCACTGGCTGTTCGCCTGCGCTGGCCTGACGCCCGAGGACGACTTCGAGGACGTGTTCCCTGGCAGCGGTGCGGTCGGGCGCGCGTGGGACCAGTTCTGCGCTCAAGGAAGGTTGGTGGTCTAGATGGCGAACGTGGTTGTGCTCATCGGTTGGTTCCTCGTCGGCTTCCTGGTCGTCGTCATTCCCGGCTGGCTGCACGCTCGGCGTGTGGAGCGGGAGTCCCTAGCGAGGTTCGACGCCATCGTGGAGAGCGCCAAGCTCCCGTGGCCCAAGCGATGGAGTGACGGCTGATATGGCGAGCAACGAGCACGTCCACGAGTGGCAGGCGCATGGCCTTGTTCGTGAGGGCAAGGAGCGGTGCTCGCCCTGCTCGACGTGGGACGACGTGCTCTACGACGCCGTGTACGCCGTCCAGTCCTGCGGTTGCGGCGAAGTGAAGCGCACCCACGTCGCCAACGAGAACGTCCGCCGTCGTGGTGACGACCGGCGGCGAGCGAAGGCAGGCCGCTGATGGTGACTGAACTACCCGACCGTTTCACGCCCGCAGACGCCGTGCTCAACCTGTCGGGCGACATTCTCGGCATCCTGACGAGGTACGGCGGCAAGACCATCCACGCCGGTCCCGACATGGATGCGCTCATCGAGGAACTGGTGACACTGACCCGTTCGGAGCGCACCCGTGCGTTCGTGGACAAGGCAGCGGAGGCGTAAGTGGCGAACGTGGAGCGTGTCCAGTTCCCCATCTTCACGACCGAGATGCCCAAGGACGGGTTCGTGCCGGTGCAGGTCGATAGCGGGCTGCAAAAGACCTACCCGCCGATGGTGCGGGGTGTCCGTCGAGAGGTGGCCGAAGCCGCCTACAAGAACTACGCCCGCCGCTACGGCATGAGCCAGTCCTTCGACCGGCTGCACGAGCGGGGCGGGTTCTCCATCGGTGAGCTACTGGCTCATCTGACCGAGGAGGTCGGCTAGGTGGCGAATGTCGAGCCGACCCATACGGGCATCCACACCTGGGCGAGCAACTGCCCCGCCTGCCCCGCCTGCCCGCCGCTCGCAAGCAGGGGCGAGGCCAGGCTGATGCGGCTGTGGCGATGGCTGTGGCAACCCGCTCCAGTGACCAAGGG